ATCCCAAACACTGGGGTCTACTGAGACAAACTGCCCGTTCAGGCGCATCATCTGCTCGTCAGGAGAGTTTTTAACGGCTACGTGTAACATTAGCTGGAATAACCGCTTAGTCCCTTCAGCGAGGTTTCTAGCCATTACTTCAACCTGACCAGCGCCAGCTTGTGCAGTCAGTGCTGCGGCTGTAGCTGAAGTGTTTTGAAGCATATCTGGGTTTAGGCCCATGCTCATTTTAGTGATGCCTGTCTTCTCTTCAACTAGCATATCTAAGTATTGTAGGGCTGGCAGAGTTGAACCAGCTACAAATGGAACCGTGAGGGGGTTAACGGAACCAATCTGTTCTGATCGGATGATTGCTCCGATCTCATTATTAAGCACATCATCGATGTTAATTAGGTCTTCGTTTACTTCAAGTCTTGGGGTGTTTACTAAAGCCACGTTGTCTAAAATACCTCTTAGTACGCTAGTGGTCGTGTCTTGGTCGTTTATTACCAACTCAGCCAGTGAGCGTCCGTAGAATGCGTGTGGCTCTGGGTCAACATGGAAGTCAGCAAAAGGAACTTTATCCCAAGGCTCCATATCTAATACTTCATAGCTTGTTCCACCGCATAAGAACTTATGCAGAGTTGGGATGCCGTCACCTTCAGCATCAATACGCATATAGGCTTCGGTAACTATAATAGTACGCATAGAGGGATCGTTAGCTAGGCCGTCAGTCGTTTCTATAGATTCACCAAAGCGTTGGGTTTTCTCTACTTCGCCACTAACTCCACTGTCATCATTGCCAGATAAGCCGTCAATAACGTCTTCACTGTATCCCATAGCAACTAGATCGCCTGCACGTTTCTCTGTGCGGTGGCAAACAATGTAAGCGTCATCAATAGATTTAGCTGAACCGTCAATGTAGAACTCTTCTGGAGGGATACCCTCAATGACCATCTCACCTTCTTCAAATTTGTGAGAAATAACCATGCTGTGGGTATTGCTCTCTACTTCAAAGCCGCTTTCATCAACTTCAATCTCTACTTCTTGGCTATGCTCTACAACCTCAACACCATCTTTATTGACTAGGATCTGAACCTCTTCGTCAGATAGGTTCTCATAGGTGTAAGTCTTGGCAATGGTTTCTGTGTTCCACCATACCTTGGCTAGACCAACCTTCTTAACTAGAGAGTCGTGTATAGCATTACTTAGTATGTTATAGCCATTGCACTTGTTAAACACCCAGTGCGTGTAGGCCGTGGCTTGCTCTGCGTTAGCTACATCTTCTGGGCCTTTAGGTGTGAACTCCACAAACTTGTCGTTAGACATAAACACACGCATTAAGCTAGGCTTCGCACCACGCACTACGTCACGAACTTTGGTGGAAACTACCTTAGAGCGTCCATCTTCATGCTCTAGGTCTACAGCCCCATCAAAGTACCGTTGTGCGCGTTCTCGCTGTGGTGCAATATCACTATCAACGTAATCAATAGCTGCTTGTATAGCGTCTGTGATTGCGCCCTGAATATCGTCTTTTGACATTTTATCTGACATTACATTTCACCCAGTAAACCTTGCGTTTGTTGTTGTCCTGCCACACCTCCAGAGTACGCAGCAGCCCCCGTAGCTCCAGCAGTAATCATGCGTGACAAATTCTGTACTTTCTCTTGTAGTTGGGCCATCTTGCCGCTATCTTTCAGCGCAGATCTCACAAAATTAGGGTCATCACTTAAAAGAACCTCCGTGATCTGTCTACGCTGGCTATCGCTTAAACTAGGGGCAAGGCTCTTAATGGCTTTCATGCCAATACCTATACCTGACGACAAGTTACCAGCACTAGCACTAAGTATTTCATCCATACCTATTGATAAGCCTTGCTGCTTTCCAGCATCCTTAGCCAACTGAGTGGTAGATCCTTCAACTATCTTTTCGTATGATAATTGGGTCTTTCCTGATAACGCCAACTTAGCAAGAACCTTCTTCTGCTGATCTTGTGGGAATACGTTAGCAAATACGCGACCTTCTCTCGACTCAGGATTTGCCATCTTGCCAAGGAATCGCTTAGATCCACCAATAGCCATCTTGTTATTGATGCTAGACATAATGCCTTCACGAAAAGCACTAATCTTAGCTGCGTCACCTGATCCCATTATACCTTCTGCAAGGACTTCAAATGCTTCAACATCACCAGTAAAGGCTTTCTTTCCATCGTCAAACGCATCCCTAGCCTGTGACATTCTTGCCCATCCAGCGCGAGCATCGCTTAGTGCTGGGCTGAAACTATCAATATTGGATCGTAGGTTCATCTCAAGTGCTTTAAGCTCACTGCCAACAGTTCCACGACCTTCTCTATAAGCATTGCCTGCTGACTCAGAAGCCACACGCCTAATCATCTCTACATCTTCTAATGTAGGTATGCGTGACAATTCAATAGCGCCATTATCAGCAGTCTTAAATAGTGGAACTAGATTTCGTATTCCATAAAGGCTATTCATCTCAGAAAGAGCATTAGGTATGCGCTTAACGGCTTCTAATGCCTGACGAGATAGTTCTGGAGTTACTTCACCAGCGTCAGCGAATATATTCTTGTAAGCGCCACCTTCTGCTGCTTTCCATTCGTCCTGACTCATACGAGCGGCTTTTAATACGTTATTGTCTGTACGACCAGTTAACCCTACCTGCACAGCTTCTTTAGCGGAGTCTCTAGCTGCTGTTGCTCTAGCTGGAGTAGTTGCCCTTATTGCTGTCTCTGCACCGCCACCCTGTGACATATACGAGCGTACAGCCATATGTAGATTAGGGTCGTCTGACATTGTTTCGCCAGCCGCTATACGACCTACAAGTTCATCTTGGCTTAATCCTGTTTGGTCTGCTAAACGCTTTAATTCTTTCTCAACAACAGTGCCCATCTTCTTACTGCCACGCTGACGCAAGAACTCAAGAACCTTATCAGCGGCTACACCTAGGTATTTACCGCCAAGGTATCCCATCGGGCCTGCAACTGCGCCCAAGCCCATACCTAAAGGAGCATCTTTTAAGCTCTTAATTCCTTCGCGCTCACTTGTCCCGACAGCGGCAATTCCACCCTCAGCAAGACCGATCTGTGCAGCCCGTACAAGCGGCCTAGTAGCGTTAGCTAGAGATAGTGGGCTTGACGCACCCATAGTAGCAATCGCTGGGATTGCAGCACCTGCCATCTCGTATGCAGCCGCTTCTATTGGCGCTCTCTCTCTATGCGCATTTAACTTTGTCCGTAAATTATCACGAATCTCAGTGTAACTTCCGCTCTGAAATGGGGTGCGCAACAAGGCTTCAGCCTCTTCGCCGAAACCAAGAGTTATACCCTGTACAACTAATCGCAGTTCTTGAGAGTCAGGCTGCATTGTCTCCAATGCCTCCATTAATAAATCAAACTGCTCATCTGTTAACTGTGCCATGTGCTACCCTTTATTTAATCAAAGATTCAAACAACTTCTTCTGCGCTGGATTCATCCGATCTATTTGAGCTTGCGAGAATGTCACTCCTTCTGATGGCTGGGCTTCAGGAGATTGGAAGTTAAGTATAGGTGTCTTCCTTTTCTCAACTTCACTCATTTCTTGTATATAGCTAGAGTAGGTTTTATTACCGCTAGTCAATACGCGAGCCTTACCTAACAACGCATTACGCATCTTAGTTTGAGCATTAATCTTGTCATCAATGTGCTGTCGTAATTCATCACCTTGTAGCGATAAATCCAAGCCAGTGCTTAAAGCTAATTGCAATTCCTTCTCACTTAAAGCGCCAAAGGTAGCACTGTTAATAATATCAATACCCAGCATATTAGCCATTGAGCGAAGCTCTGAGGTGGCTGCGTTGAATGATGGTATGTACCTAGCAATAATGCCACTAGAAGCGCCATCACCAACTGCCCGTTTAGCAGTTTCAAGTTTAGTTAACATTTCATCAATTACGGCTGCACGACCAAACGCCTGCTGCCCAACTTCTGTCGCTTTGACTATATCGGCCTCTTTTCGCCTTCCAGCAGATTCCATATCAATATTCTGCTGAGGCGTGGATTGAATTGCTCCAGCAACATCAATACGAACAGAAGTTCCATCATTAGGGTTTGACTTAACTATGTACTGTTGCCCAGTGGTAGGGTCAGTCTGTATGCCACTATACTTAGGCATATATGTTTTACCGCCACCCATCTTAGCTTTAAGAAACTCTGATGTTATATCCTTGCCCAATGATGGATTAGCTCTAGCAAGAGCCAATACCTCTGGAGCTACTCCAGCAGCTTCTAGAGCCGCATAAGTGCTGTTAGCTTGAGCAGATACTGCCTCATTAGCCGACTTTAGTTTACGGTCATCACGTAAAGCAGATAAGCGATTCTGGTAGCCCTGCTGAATATTTCCAGCATTGGGATTTCCACTCATGCCTGCAAAGCCTGAAGCTAAATTAAGACGATTCTCTTCATCGCCCAAGAACGAACCAATGCTATCTAAAATTCCCATTATCGCATCACCCCTGCGCCAAGTGATAAGTAGTCAAATAATCCTGGGGTATACCCAGAAGTCTGAGAGCCTACTGCTGGTGCGCCACCTACTGCCTGTAGCAAATACTGCAAGCTATTAGCTGGTGCGCCTGTATAGCCAGCATATTGGCCCTTAGCGTCATTAATTAGCTGCTGATTAAGCGCCTGCTGCATCATTCCCTGCCGATCCATATTACCTTGAATTGTCTGGCCCATACCAAAGCCTAAGTTAGACAGGTTACCAAGCTGTGAGCCTGCATTTAGACGCTGTTGAGAGCCTTGGAACCCTGCCTGCTGATTAGCCATGCTAGCTTGTCGAGCCATATCCTGTGCGTTCTGGTAGCCTCCCATTCGTAGTCCTGAAGCTGTACGTGCTGCCTGATCTGCAAATCCGCGATTAGTCTCTGCTGCTGCAATTCCATGCCGTGAACCACCAAAGGCATTAGCCGCACCTGCTTGTGCGTCACCTGCGTTCTGAGCCATTAGGCGGCTACGCTCTAAATCATCCAGTGATTGGTTAACCACTTGCGACTCATACGGGTTAGTGTACTGCTGCAGATTAGCTTGGCTTGGCGCGCCAATAGCCATAGGCCGATAACCCATCTCAGAAGATGCGCCCTGTTGTGCCTGCTGAATGCCTTGCGCTGCTGCTTGGTTGACGTTAAAGCCTTGAGGCTGTTGCATAGGTTGCCGTATTTGTTGCGGCCCACCTTTAGGGGTTACACCGCCAGCATAACCCTGTGGGGGTGCATTTCTTAGGTTGTTATCTTTCATAACTTGGAAGTTTTCAGGATTCGCTGCGTTATAGTCCTCTAGTGAATCAGGGCCAAAGTCAAGGCGTGGAGCTTCACCATTGCTTTTACGCATCTGGTTGTGTATATCCCTCAAGTGAGGAGGAACCCAGTCGCCCATGTCATCTATAGGCGCTCCCATTATAGGCATACCAGTTCCATCATAAGTAATGTTATTAGGCTTAGGCTGAGGCATAGGCCCATGCTCAGTCACCCTGATACCTTCATTAAAGCCTTGCTGATTAGTACCTTGTGGTACTTGCCCGTTAATTCCGTTGCCTGAACCTGCCATAATCTTATTCCTTATAATCCGAAGCTGTAGCCAGTTTTGGCTTTGCCCTTAGTAGATTTCTTTCCGCTTTGCCCTGCGTAGCCGTTGTTCTTTGGAGGCGACCAGTTATCTGGCTCACGATCTTGTCGAGTAATAACTGGCGCTTGATATGGGGTAATAACTGGCGCTTGATATGGGGTAACGGGGGCTATTTGTGCCGCTTGATTATCTTCAAAAGCCTGTCTATCTAATAGATCCTGAAATTCTTGATTATTTATAATCTGCTGCTCTGGAGGTATAGGATTTGAGCCTCCAAACGATATATTATCTAAAAGGCTTCGCCTACCTGCTGGTGATGAGTATGTATCGTTCCGCAATATTTCATCTCTCATGCCGCTTCCAACAATACCTAATGAAATTGGGTTAAATCCACGGTCATTACTTAATCTAGCATACCTATCAGCATTCTCATTAACGATACGCATAGACTCTTCTGGAGTCATAGAGGTTCCGCTAGTTTGCGACAGTAAGCCATTATCGAATGGACTTGGAGTAAATCCGTCTGCCAAGCCTTGACCATAATCAATGCCTCGTTCAATCGTACTAATTCCTGTAAGATTTTTAAGGAAGTTTCCAGCATTTTCACCAAAACCTATATCTCTTCGCCCTGCCTCACCAAAACTCATATCTCGATAATCAACAACGCCATCACCGCTAATGTCTTGTGTAGGTGTGTTATAACCGTATGGGTTGTACTGGCTGTTAACGCCAAAATATTCACCATCGTTATTACCACTGCGATTACCACCGCTGCCAGTAGGAGGAATACCACCACCGCCACCACCGCCATTATTAAACATTTGCTGCACTTGTGCTGGGCTAGCTTGATAATTGTTTTTTGCTGGTGCGCCTGTTATGGGATCAATGAACATATCAGCCATAGCGTTATATTGCGCTGGTGCGTTAGCAAATAACTTGTCTAATGATTGCTCATAAAGTGGGGCGCTAGAATAGCCCTGCAAGCCGTTTGCAAATGTCTGAGCCTGTGGTATTCCTGCCATTGCATCAAAGCCTTGAGGTGCTAAACCAAAGGCGCTAGCCGCATTGCCAGTAGATTGCATACTTTGCTGTTGCATAGGCGAGAACGCTGCAACGTCTGGCCCATAATAGGGCGTGTACCCAATCT